GAGTCTGGAATGATATGGGCGCCAGATCAGAAATTTGCAGAGGAGGTTATTGAGGAATGTGCAGCATTTCCTAACGGTGATTACGACGACCTTGTGGACTCTACGACACAAGCTATCATGCGCTTCAGGCAGGGCGGATTGATCGGTCACCCTGAAGATTACATTGACGAACCCAAAGACCCTAAACCTAGGACGTATTATTAATGAAATTTTTTTTAATGGGATTAGTAAAACAATTTACCAAGGAGGCAGGACGATCTCCTAATCCAACTGAACTTGCAAATTTAAAAAAACTAGCACTAGAGATGGAAAGCTCTGAAAAAATTATACCTTTTCCAGGAGGCGGAAAAGACAGAATTAGTCCTTTTACACCAAGACCAGAAAATAAAAAAAGTATAGATCTTGCTAAAGAGTTAGAAGAATTAACAAATAAAAATTTAAAAGAGAGAGGATTAGGAAGTATTAAATTAGGAGATGAGTTACCTCCACCTAAAAATAAAAAACCAGACGTAGATCCTGAGCTGCAAGCAATGGATGATCAGAATACAATGTTTAAAGATTTTGAAAACAGAACAGAAACAGACGCAGAGATTATAGCTAGAATGAATAAACAAAACAAAGACTCTGTTAAAAGACTTAAAGAAAAAAAAGAAAAAGATCTTGCTAATAAACTAAAAGACTTTGACGGTGATCCAGATGCCATGGCACAAGGTGGTTTAATGAGATTAAAAATGTTTGCCGGCGGCACACCACTTAGAAGACTATTACAATATTTAGCTGGAACATCTGGCAAGAAAGGATCTCAAAATTTAAAAGACTTTAAGATATCTGATCAAATGAAATTCTTTGCAGATAAACAAGGCGTCAGCGCTGATCAAAATAAAATAGACTATCTAGAACAAGTTCTAGAATCTTTATATGCAGATAAAAAATTAATACAAAATTTAGAACCCTCTGCTGCTAAAATGGATATAGAGAATCAAGCTGCTCAAAAATTTAGAAAAGATTATATCGACGAAACTCAAGGAGGCAGATACGAAGGTTTAACTTCTGAAATGATTGATAAAAGTATTTTAGAAACAGAAACGATGATCAAGAATTTAAAAACAAAAGGTAGAAAACCTAACGCCATAGGTGGTCGAATAGGTTTTGATAAAGGTAGTCCACCAAGTAAAGGCAGAAGAAACTTTTTAAAACTTCTAGGTGGTCTAGCTTCAATACCTGTCTTTGGCAAATTATTTAAAGCTGCAAAACCTGCTGCTAAAGTTGCAAAAACCGTAGAACAAACTACTAGCGGAGTACCGACTTACTTTCCAAAACTTGTAGAGAAGATTAAAATGCTTGGTGATGATGTTACGGAGATAGCTGCTACCAAGGAAAGACAAAAGGTTACAAAATACAAAGGTTATCAATTAACCGAAGAGGTAGATACTGGAAAGAAAGAGATTAAACTTGGTGATGCTGAATATGGTTCAGAAGAATACATGATTTATGATCCGCCAGAAACAATCATAGGTAAAAATAATAAACCTGTAGAGGTCCCTGCACAGTATGAAGAGGTGACTGTTAAACCTGATATGGATGGTAAGATGAAAGATGTAGATGCTGGTTTAGATAGTATTGACGACATTATGAAAGATGCTGACATGATAGAAACAAATTACAAAATAAAACCTGACGGCAGACCAAAGAAATCAGGCGGCGGTGTTGCCTACATGCTAGGAGAATAATGAAGATAGCAGAATATCAACAGATGATGGACTACCTTACAGGTCCTAGGGAAAGGTTTAGCAATGGTGGTAAGCCTGGAGACTTAGTTACTATTGGTAATAAAAAATACACAAAAGAAAGATTAAAGGAATTAAATAAAGCTGCGAAAAAAAGAGGTTACACCGATTTTCAATCTGTGCCAGTAGGAAAAGAAAGGGACAATGTTGCAAGAGACGCAACTCGAAGATCAAAAGGTGTTGCTGAAGGTAAAGGAAGACCTGGTGTAAAAAAAGATTATCAAGTTAAAACCGGAGAAAAAGATCTTGCTTCCGAGGCATATTTACAAAGAGATTTAAAAAGAACTAAAAATCAATCTAATATATTAAAAGCTGTTCAATCTGGTAAATATAAAACAGCAGGAGAAATTATGAAAGCAGTTAAATTAGAAAACAATGTTTTTAATAAAGAAGTTAATAATTTATTTAAAAATGTATATTCACAGATAGGCAATTTAAACAAACCTAAAAAGAGTCAGGCAAGATTTGGTGTAAGATTTTTACCTAAAGATCTTGATAAGATGTATAAAATAAGAAATGAATTAGGACAAATATCTGGATTTGAGTCTATAGAACAAAGAAATATTTATGCACAGATTGCTGATGCTTATGGTCAAAAAGGAGAGATGCCAAATAGAAAAGCTTTTGAGATAGCCACAAAAAAAGCTTCAGATTTTTCTAAAATAAAAAACGAGATTAAAAAAAAATATCCAAACATTAATTTAGAATTAGACCATCCTCTAGATTATAAAACCATAGAAGGTCTTGGTAAGAAAGGAGAAAAATTTTTACACGTAACCCCAATCGATAAATCAATTAACAGAGGTTTTAAGGAAACTCTTGGTAAGGCCTACGCAACAGCTGTAAAAGACAAAGACAGATCTAGAATATTAAACATAGAAAACTTAGCAAATGACATAGGTGTTACTGTTGGTAAAGTTAGAGGCAGTAAAGTTATGGATTATGGTACAACTACTTTAAGAGAAAGTGATCTTGGAAAAGAAATTATAACTAATTTAAAACAACAAAACGTTATAGCTGATAATATTAAAAAACTAGAATCATCGGGAGAATTAAAAACAAGATTAAAAGATATAGGTTTACCAAGAGCTGGAGAAAAACCTTTTAAAATTTCTAAAGTTTCAGATGATGAACTTAAAAATATCTTGGCTATTGTTGGTTGCGGAAGCGATAGACTTCCCTCTCAAACGGGAGGAAACCCTACACAAGAATGTATTGCACGTGGTGCAGAAAAAATTAACAATCCAAAATTAATTAAAAAAGGAGCTGAAGCTAGAAACGCAGCAAACTTTTTAAACAAAGCAGCAAAGATTGGTAGAACTGTAATGAAGTTTGGTGTCATACCAGAAGCTATCTTTGTAGCAGGTGAATCTTTAGTTCGTATGGGTATGGGAGACACGCTTAGTGAATCGTTATTAAGAGCTTCAGATTATTTATTACCAGGCAATCAAACTAAGATGGCAGATCAAAAAAAGTTTGAAAGAAAAGTGGGTCCAGAAAATGCTCTGACTATAATGAGAGCACGAGATTATAAAAACGCCATACAAGAATTAGCTGACGTTGAGGTTAACGCAGACATTGATATACAACAAAATATGGAAGAGTTTACTGGTATGTCGGATCAACAACTTAGAGAGATAAAAGAACAAAGAATGAAACAAGCTACACAAAATGTTAAAAATAAATTTGTATCTGAAGCTGTTACCGACAGCGCATCAAGGTTGGAACTTGAAGCACAAGATATAGCAGGCACAAATAATATATTTAAGAAAATAGCTGTTGCTGCTCGAAAATCAAAACCAGATGAGATTGAAACATTAGCAGCTCCAGGACAACAAAAAAAAGAAATAGCTCCTCCAATGCTTACCAATAAAGATTTAGCTGATGTGTTTATAACAGATGAATTTTTACAAAAAGAAAGAGAGGAGTTGAGTGGTGCTCCCGAGCTTACAAAAGAAAATGTTTTAAATTTTTATAGAGGTATGAAACCAGAAGAACTTCAAGGTCAAGATAATATTTTAAACCAAGCTTATTTTCAAACAGTCTTTAACGATGCTCGTAGAAATTCTGCAAACCAAGAAAGATTTTTTGGAACACAGGGAGATTTTTTTAAAGGATCTGTAGAAAATATGGGAACACCAAGACGAACAAATTTTATACAAAGTCCTCTTGAATTATACGAACAAAATAGATTAATTGAAGAGGGAGCTAGATTTGGTGCTGCAGGTGGGGGTATAATGAAGCTAGCGGGTAAATCATCAGGACCGGCACCAGAAAAAGGACCTACATCACAAGGCTTGGCTTTTTTTAAAAATAATGGTAGATAATAACAGGAGTTTAAATGGCAGATATAGATAAAGGACTTCCTAACACTCGTACTCAAATTAAAGTTCCGGGCGAAGAGGTCGAGATAAAGGAAGAAATTAAAGAACAGCAACCCGTCGAAGTTGTACCTGAAGAAGATGGTGGTGCAACGATTGACTTTGAACCAGGTTCAATAAACATACCTGGCACAGAATCTCATTTTGATAATCTTGCAGATATTTTACCTGCGGATGTATTAGACCCACTAGGATCAGAATTAAAAAATAATTACATCGATTACAAGATGTCTAGAAAAGACTGGGAAAAATCTTACACAGATGGTCTAGATCTTTTAGGATTTAAATACGAAAATAGAACAGAGCCTTTCCAAGGTGCATCGGGAGCCACGCACCCTGTACTAGCAGAGGCGGTAACTCAGTTTCAAGCTACAGCATACAAAGAACTTTTACCATCAGACGGTCCAGTAAGAACACAGATCTTAGGAGCTAAAACTCCACAGAAAGATCAACAAGCACACAGAGTAAAAGATTTCATGAACTATCAAATCATGGATCAGATGAAAGAGTACGAGCCAGAGTTTGACTCGATGTTATTTCACTTACCTCTAGCAGGATCTACATTTAAAAAAGTTTACTACGATGATTTATTAGGTAGAGCGGTATCTAAGTTTGTACCTGCTGATGATTTAATCGTACCTTACACAGCAAACAGTTTAGCAGAAGCTGAAGCTATTATTCACGTTTTAAAACTATCAGAAAACGATTTAAGAAAACAACAAGTTGCAGGGTTTTATTCTGATGTAGAACTTAACCCACCAGGCACAATTGTTAATGACGAAGTTTCAAAAAAAGAAAAAGAATTAGAAGGCACTAAAAAATCTGGAAAACAAATTCCTATGTACACTCTTCTTGAGTGTCACATAGATCTAGATTTAGAAGGCTTCGAAGACATTGGTCCAGACGGCGAGCCGACTGGTATCAAGCTACCCTACATCGTTACAATCGAAGAGGGTAGTGGAACGGTTCTTTCGATAAGAAGGAACTATGCGCCCAACGATCCAAAAAAACAAAGAGTCCAATATTTTGTCCACTTTAAATTTCTGCCAGGACTAGGATTCTACGGATTTGGATTGATACATATGATTGGCGGATTGAGTAGAACTGCAACAGTCGCTCTCCGCCAATTATTAGATGCAGGAACTTTGTCAAACCTACCTGCTGGTTTTAAACAAAGAGGGGTGCGTGTTAGAGATGAGGCTTCTCCAATTCAACCTGGTGAATTCAAAGATGTAGATGCGCCAGGTGGCAATCTACGTGAAGCTTTCTTTCCTCTACCATACAAAGAACCATCAGCTACCTTATTACAATTAATGGGTATTGTGGTTCAAGCAGGTCAGAGATTCGCAGCCATATCAGAATTACAAACTGGTGAAGGCAACAGTAATGCTGCAGTAGGAACAACGATTGCTCTTCTTGAGAGAGGATCTAAAGTTATGTCTGCAATACATAAAAGACTATACAACTCAATGAGACATGAGTTTAAATTACTATCAAAAGTTATATCAACTTATCTACCACCAGAATATCCATACGATGTTGTGGGTGGGGCTAGACTTATTAAACAATTAGATTTTGATGACAGGATAGATATTTTACCAGTAGCAGATCCA